AAAGCAATGTACGACACAGCACTAGCTGAGTTTGAAGCTCAAAGAGATAAGGCTCTAGCTACTGCACGTATATACTTGGAGCATCCTGTTGGTATAGGAGAACATCCCCAAGTTATTGATGAATTTATTAAACAAATAAAGATAGCTGCTGATTCAGAAGAAGCTGCTTCTATGTTAATAGATACGTTTAGAGATGAATTAATACCAGAAGATTAATTAATGGATGAAGATTACGTTAATCTAATAACAGAATTAGAGCAACAAGATAGTAGTAATGAACGAATACTTTTTTTGTCTGTTATATTTCAAGCGTTATTAGATGCAACAAAAATAAAAAGTAAAGTAGAATCACCACGTACAAGTGTTGAAAGAGCAAATGCTCGTGCCTGGTTCTTCTCTAGTGTAGGAGTAACATGTGATAACTTTGAGTATGTTTGTGAGAATGCAGGTATGAATGCAGAGTATACAAGAAGTTTTGCAATTAAAGTAATTAATTCAAAGGAGATAAAATATGTCAGACAAAAAATCAGAAGAGTCTTGGACAAATCCTGAAGAAGATAGAGGATGGTCACGAGAAAGTCACGAACAATATATGTATAGACGTAATCACGAAGAAGATTTACTAAAAGGTACATATAAATATGAGTATGATAATGCTACTGATAAACAAATAGGTGGTAGTCATTATAAAGATTGTGTAATACAACCTGTAGAATATATTATTAAAAATAAACTTGACTTCTTAGAAGGTAATGTGGTAAAGTATATAACTAGACATAAAACAAAAGGACAAGAGGAAGATATAAGAAAGGTTATACATTATTGTGAATTAATATTACAACATAAATATGAAAAATGGAAATAAAGGAAAGGATTTTAAAATGGCATCACTAATGGGTAGTAATTATTTACCTACTGAGTACCAATCATTTATCCATCTATCAAGATATTCAAGATGGTTAGAGGATAAAGGTAGAAGAGAAAGCTGGAGTGAAACAGTAGGAAGACTAATATCTTATTTTAAAAATCATATAGATACTAATTATAAAGGTGCAATTAAAAATAAAGATTGGACTGAAATAGAAGAAGCTATTCTATCTTTAGAAGTTATGCCAAGCATGAGAGCATTAATGACAGCAGGTGATGCATTAGATCGTGAACATATTGCAGGATATAACTGTTCATATATTCCTATTGATAGCCCAAGATCTTTTGATGAAGTACTCTATATCCTTATGAATGGTACAGGTGTAGGCTTCTCTGTTGAGAGACAGTATGCAGATAAGCTACCTACTATTCCTGATGTAGAGTTTGAACATACAGAAGATGTAGTATCTGTTGTAGATTCTAAAGAAGGATGGGCAAAAGGATTCAGAGATTTAATATCTTATCTTTATACAGGGAGAGTACCTAAGATTAATGTATCAAAGGTAAGACCTGCAGGTGCAAGGTTAAAAACATTTGGTGGTAGAGCTAGTGGACCTCAACCTCTTGTAGATCTCTTTGACTTTACTATTCTTAAATTTAAAAACGCTAAAGGGAGAAAACTTTCTTCTTTAGAATGCCATGACATTGTATGCAAGACAGGTGAGGTAGTTGTTGTAGGTGGTGTACGTAGGTCAGCACTTATATCTTTATCTAATTTATCTGATCAAAGAATACGTTCAGCTAAGACAGGTGATTGGTGGACTACTAATCCAGAGAGAGCATTAGCTAATAACTCTGTTGCTTATACAGAGAAACCAGATGCAGGTATATTTATGAAAGAGTGGTTATCTCTTTATGAAAGTAAATCAGGAGAACGTGGTATCTTTAATAGAGCATCTGCTAAAGCTAAAGCTGCAGAGAATGGTAGACGTGATGCTGACTGGGACTTTGGAACTAATCCTTGTAGTGAAATCATTCTAAGACCTAATCAATTCTGTAACCTTACTGAGGTAGTGGTACGTGCAGGTGATACAGTAAATAGTTTAATAAGAAAAGTTAGAGTAGCTACACTACTGGGTACCATACAATCTACCCTTACAAACTTTGGTTATCTAAGGAAGAGATGGCAGAATAATACAGAAGAAGAAAGATTACTTGGTGTATCTCTTACTGGTATCATGGACTCTCAATTACTTAATGGTAAAGAATCAGGGCTAGAGAAAACATTAGAGAAACTTAAACAAGAAGCAATAGATACTAACAAAGTTCTTGCAAAAAAATTAGGTATACCACAATCAACTGCTATCACTTGTGTTAAACCTTCTGGTACTGTTAGTCAGTTAGTTGATAGTGCTAGTGGTATACATGCTAGACATAGTTCTTATTATATTAGAACAGTAAGAGGAGATAACAAAGATCCATTGACTGAGTTTATGATAGCATCTGGTGTACCTAATGAGCCTGATGTAACAAAGGAAGAGCATACAACTGTATTCTCTTTTCCAATAATGGCTCCAAAGGGTTCCATATGTAGAACAGATATGACAGCTATAAAACAATTAGAGATATGGAAAGTCTATGCTAAACATTGGTGTGAACATAAACCTTCTGTAACTATATCAGTTAAAGAAGATGAGTGGGTTCCTGTTGGTGCTTGGTGTTGGGAAAACTTTGAATACCTAAGTGGTGTATCCTTCTTACCATTCTCTGATCATACATATCAACAAGCACCTTACCAAGATATAGATGATAAGACTTATAAAAAGTTAGTAAAAGAAATGCCAACAGATATTGATTGGAATAAGCTACAAGATTTTGAAAAACAAGATAATACAAAGGGATCACAAGAACTTGCATGTAGTGCAGGTGTGTGTGAGTTAGTAGATATATAGTGGAAGAAGCAATAATAGAGCAACTCAAAACAATACGTGATCCAGAGATACCTATTGATATAGTAGAGCTAGGTCTTATATATAATATATCATTTGAAAAAATACAAAGCTTTAGTCCAGATGGAGAAGATTCTATGCAAGAAAATAAGTGTAATATTTTAATGACACTAACTACTGCATGGTGTCCTGTTGCTCAAGAGATGCCTGTATGGGTTAAAGAAGCTGCCATGAAAGTAAAAGGTGTAGCTGAATGTGATGTGGAAGTTACCTTTGATCCAGCATGGGATAGAGATAACATAACAGAAGCTGGTAAATTAGAATTGGGGTTAATGTGAAAACAGTATGGTTATTTTATATGCTTATTTTTTTTAATGGTGAGCCTAAATTAGAAATAAAAGAGTATGATACAGAACAAGAATGTAAACAGGAGATAGTAAGAGTTTTACAAGAAGTTAAGGAGGTATATAATATAGATGCTGAAGCACATTGTTTATATACTCTACAAAGTACTTACAAATAGAAAGAAAGTTCTTGACTTTTTTAAAAAACTGTGTCATAATTACACTATAGAATGCCATTATGGGTTCTACTAATCGCTTAATGAAAGGATAAACAATGAGTGTATTTCACAATATAAATAGATATGCCATAGGGTTTGATCATCTGATGGATCACTTGGTAACTCTACACAGCAACAATAACTTAACAACTAATGAGTATCCACCTTACGATATAATAAAGGAAGGAGAAAATAATTATAAAATAGAACTTGCAGTTGCAGGTTTTAAAAAAGATGAGTTAAGTATACAACTAAAAGAGAATACTCTTACTATAAAAGGTGAGACTAACTCTAAAAATTCTAATGAAGAATATCTTCATAAGAATATAGCACGAAGATCTTTTTCCAAAGGTTTTTCTCTTGCAGAAAATATAGAGATTGGAAGTGCTTCGTTTGAGGATGGTGTATTAAGTGTTAGTTTAACACAGAATATACCTGAAGAACAAAAACCAAAAGAAATAAAAATACACTAAATAAGAGTGAGGGAGTGTTATTATTTCCTTTCACTCCCTTATAATATGGAGACAAAATGAATACAGTTTATATAGGCTATGATCCAAAAGAAGATACAGCTTGTGAAGTTTTAAAATTTACTATAGAAAGAATATCAGGTAAGAATATACGTGTTATACCATTAAGAAAAGATATACTTGAACACATAGGTATCTATACACGTAAGTCTCAGATAATACATGGTCAACCTTATGATGTGATAGATGGTAAACCTTTCTCAACAGAGTTTAGTTTCTCTCGTTTCTTAGTACCTGCTTTAAATATGTATGAAGGTAAAGCTTTATTTATGGATTCAGATATGTATCTACGTGCAGATGTAAATGAATTATTTGAATTATGTGATATGGATTATTATCCTATATGGTGTGTACATCATAAGTATGAACCAGAGAATAAAACAAAGATGGATGGTAAAGAACAACATATTTATCCAAGAAAGAATTGGTCAAGTCTTATGATGTTTAATTGTGGACATATAGAAAATAAAAAACTTACACCTGAAGTAGTTAATACACAAACAGGTAGATGGTTACATGGTTTTGGTTGGCTTCCTGATAAAGAAGCAGATATAGGGAGGATACCTGAAGAATGGAATTGGTTAGATGGTCATTCACCAGTAGAACTTGAAGCAAAGAATGTACACTTTACTACAGGTGGTCCTTGGTTTAAAGCTTGGAATCCTAGAGGAGATATAGAAGGTAAGTATGCTGTTGAGTGGTGTAATGATGCTGATTGGTTAAAGATGAAAGGTATAATTAAATTTGATAAGGACTATATGATATGACAAAGATAAACTTTGTTACTTCTTTTAACGAAACTATATATAAAACTGTAGGACATCATTTATTTAATTCAATTAAAACTAATTGGGAACCTAGTTTAAAAGTAACAGGTTACTATCATGACTTTGATCCTAAAAATTATACTATAAAAGATATATCTTTAAAGTCTTTAGATAAGGTAGAAGAATATAAAACTTATTTAGAAGTTAATAAAGAACATAATGGTACAGAGAACTCAACTATAGATTATAATTGGCATCTTGATTCACTTAGATGGTCACATAAAGTATATGCTTTAACTGAAAAAGCTTTTGACTTAGCAGAAGAATCTGCAGACGCAGGTTGGTTGATATGGATTGATGCTGATTCTTTAGCTAAAAAAAGATTAGTTCCTAATGACATTCTATCTATGCTTCCTGACTCATGTGATGTTGTTTACAAAGGTGCAAGAACTTATCCTGATAAAACTTATTATCTTGATACTTCTTTTATAGCTTTTAATTTAAGTAAGAAACCTGCTCTTGATTTACTTGGAGACTTACGTGGTGCTTATAATTCAGGAGAACTATTACAGTACAGAGAATGGCACGACTCTTTTATACTAGAAAGACTTTTAAATATTTATAAAGCTCATGGTATGAAAATAAAATCTCTTGAACAAATAGGTGATTACATTACACACTTTGAAGGTGTAGAAAATATAAAACATCTTGCTGTAAGAGATGATAAAGGTAATAGATTAATTGCACTATCAGAAGATAATGTATCTCAAGATATTAAACCTAATAGATATAAACAATTAGCTGATATAATTAGAGAATATAAACCTAAGTCTATAATAGAAGTTGGTACATGGAATGGTGGTCGTGCTATTGAGATGGCTCTTGCTGCATTTGAAAACCAAGATGAAATATTATATAGAGGTTTTGATTTATTTGAAGATGGTACAACTGAAACAGATGATGAAGAGTTTAATCTTAAAGCTCATAATACTCAGAGAGCTGTAATAAAAAGACTACAAGACTTCAGAGCTAAGATGATGAAAAAGAAAAAAGTCTTTACATTTCAAATAGGTATAGGTAATTCAAGAAAAACTTTAAAAAATCGTACAGATTTAGATGCTGACCTTGTTCTAATAGGTGGTGGTAATAGTATTAAAACTACAAAAAGTGATTACGATAATTTAAAACATAATCCTATAATTGTTATTGATAATTATTTTAGAGAAGATGAAGATAAAAATAATGCACCAGAAAAATATCGTGGTACAAATAAAGTTGTAGATAAATTACCTAAAGGAAAAAAAGAAGGAGGAGTACGTAGATGGGTGATACCTTCTCAAGATAGAGTACGTGGTGGTGGTTACACACATCTTATTGTTATATTAAAAGATAAAAAATTAAAGGATATACCTAAAAAATTATTAACTGTTCCTATTATAGTACATCCAAGAGACTGTGTACCTAAAGATTTTATTAGAGATAATATTAAAAGTAATTTGAAGCTCATAGATAAATGGTTAGGTAAATTTCCTA